ACGTTGCCTGCTTTGCCCAATCAAACGGCTTGCCCTTAAAGCGGGCTTGGGTGGCTTGTGTAGCGGCAACGCGGCGCTCTAGTTCCGTCATCGCAGCTGCACCTGATCGAATATGTCGCGGAACTGATCGCCAAAGCCACCGCCGCCGACACCGCCACTACCGCCACTACCGCCACGGCGCACACTTTCAACACCCCATGTCACTGTTACCACCAGCCCCGTTGCTTGATCGTGGCCTGTCTCGCCGGGATATACAGCCTTGTGAAACTCTGCCGACAAGCCGTTGCCGTCATCGGAGAATAGCAGCACTTCCGTTTCCGGCACCGCTGAAACAATGATTTTCAGGTCTTGAAACGCATATTGCTGGCGCACTCGATCCATGCGGCCTGCAAACCGCAATTCAGGCGTGCCGACAATCGCGCCAGTGTCAGCGTCAAACTCTGCCAGCCATAGGCGGACAGCGGAACGGCGAAAGGCGCCTTCCTGCAATGGCGTAAGCGCGGCATTGGATGGCGGCGCGATCACAACCTCAAGCTCGGGCAGTTCCGCGCCAAAGCCTTCCGTCACTTCACTCACTTGTGAGATACTGCCGATGTCATCATCCGTAGGGGAATAGGTGTCCCCGCCGAAAACGGTTATGCCGCCATCGCTCAAGAATACCGAGCCGCTTGGAAGGTCTAGCCGCAACAGCCAAGTGCAACCGTTCATCGCACTTCCTTCAATTCAAACTGGATCGGGATAACGCGGTTCACATCAAAGCCGAAACCAAAGTCGGAAGTCAGCAAGCCTTCCACTTGAGGCACGGCAAGATTAACCACCGCGCCCGCAGCGAAGGTATCGCGCAGCAATTCGTTAAGCTCAATCGTCGCAGTCCCCGTTCCGCTGGCAGTCGCGCCCGTCCGCACGCTATGCAGGAAGTGCTGCCCTGACTTCACAATGGACAGCCAATAACCTTCAAGGATGCGGTATCCCGGTGTGAGGCCAGTCAGCGCCAGCGTGCGGCCCGTTGCCGTCTCCACTACAGGCGCACCCGGCGCACCCTGATCGTGCAACAGCGGGAGCTTCACTCGCACACCGCCTTGCTTGCCCGCGATAAGGCGCGAAACCATCACGCGGCCTTCATCGGGCAGATATGGCCCGAACGTAAAGCCGACCGTGAAACGCCCTCCCTTGCGCGGGATATAGTCATCAGACTGAACGCCCGATTGCGTAAAGCCCGCATCGTTGAAGGTCGCCTGAAACGTCCCCGGCACTGCGAAAGTTGGTATATCAATCATCGCACCCGCCTTCTGGCGCGCTGCGCCATTTGCCCTTGTGCCAGCGCCGCGCCTGCATTGGCGATTGCGGGAGCAGTGGCGGCAATCTGATTATTCACGAATGCCGTAACATTGCCGCTGTTCGGATCAATGCCGACCGTCACGCGAACGTTGGTATCATTCGCAGGCATACGTTGCCCGCGATGATGGTCTATGACAGTTTCATTCGGGTGCAGCATCGCAAGGAAGCCGCCCTTGCCATCCAGCCCGCCCGAACGTGAACCGCTGCCCGTATATCCACCGCCGTCAAAGCTGCTACGGCTCAGGAAGTTCTGCACACCGCCGCCGAACACCCCCGCGCTACCGAGCGAAGTGAAAATGTTAAGCACGCCGCCAAGGATGCCGAGGAAATCCCCGCCGCGAATGCTGTTAGCCAAGCCCTGAAGGCTTGCAGTCACTTTCTGCGACATTTGTGCGAAGTTTTCAGCAACCGTGACGGTGGTGCGCATAGAGCTTTGCTCAAGCACCTTCATAGCGCCCTTCCAGTCGCCTTCAGCAACAAGCCGCGCGGCTTCCGCCTCGGCGCGCATTCGCTCGACCGTCTTACCCAAGTCGTTATCGTTACCCGCATTAAGCGGGCCAGTGTTAAGCAGCCCGCGCGATACCGTAGCATCGCCAAGCCTGCCCGTGCGCGACCGGAACCGCTCTTGCTCTAGCGCGGCAAGCAACTCTTCCTTGCGCGCTTCAGTTAGTTGTTTGTTACTGCGGATAAGTTTTTCTTCCGCCTCAAGCTGGCGCATCGCGGCCTCAAATGGGAAAAGCCTGTCCTGCAATGCCTGCATCTTGCGGGTCGCATCATCGGCTTCGCGTCCTATGGAACGCAGCGACCTAGATGCCTCACTGCCCCCGCCGCCCAAGTTGCGGCTCAATGCAGCACCCGTCTGGATTGCTGTCGTCCCAAGGCGTTCGACAGGCGGGGCAGCATCCCGCGCGGCGCGCTTGAGGGAATTAACCACATCCAGCGTAGAATTCCCCCCACCGCCACCAGCGCCGCCGAACACGGGAAGGCCAAGCCAACGCATGGCCTCCCTCGCCTTTTCGACTGCCGGAATATAGTAGCTAAGGAAAGTATCAGCCACGCTTTGCACTTTGCCTGCAAGAAAAGACAATCCCTGGAATGCCTTGTCGATTTCTTGCCCGAACGAACGAACGAAACCCGCTGATCCATCCAAAATTTGAGAAAGGCCAACAAGGCTTTCAGCTAGGCTGGCGCTAGAATTGGACGCCTGATCAAATTCACCAACTAGGTTCAATACGCTATTGCCGAGAACCGTAAAAGCCTGCCCAACAGTGACGGGCATTCGCCCAAATTCTTCGTCAATTCCTTGGCTCATTTTAAGCAAGGCGTTAAAGACTTCCTCACTTGTCAAAAGGCCCTGCGCGCCAAGTTCGCGAAGCTGGCCGACCGTAACGCCCATACCCTCGGCAATAGCCTGCGCCACGCGAGGCATCCCCTCAAGGATTGAGTTAAGTTCGTCACCGCGAAGGGTGCCGGACGCAAACGCCTGCCCAAGCTGTAGAAGCGCGCCGGATGCTTGCTGCGCGCTAGTTCCGGAAACAACCAGCGCCTTGTTGATAGTGTCGGTAACGCGCAAAACCTGCTCTTGCGAAACGCCAAGCGCATCGGTCGAGCGTGCGATCCGCGCATAAAGCTCGACCGTGCTTTCAAAGCCCACCCGGTTGGCCTGAGAAATCTCAAACAGCCGTTGCTCAACTTGAGCCAGTTCCGCCGTGCTATTTGTCACAAGCCGCAGCTGTGCGTTCATGCTGCTAAACGTGTCAGCAAGTCGAACGTATTCGGTAACAGTAAAACCCGCCGCCAGCGCACCTCCGACACGCCGGAAAGCATCCGTAATCAGCGCGCTATCACGGTCAACTTGCTTGGCAGTCCTTTCAGCCGTATCGCCAAACCCCTTCAGGTCGCGCTCACCAGCCTTCAGCCTTCGGGTGTCAACGTCTAGGGCGAGGCGGGCAATATCCATCAATCACGCTCCATCGGTGGAACCCGCAAAGGACTGGTATCGGCAATCTCTGCGCAATAAGCCCGCGACATATCCATGAGGCAACGCGCCTCAACCGGGCTTATATCATAACCGCCAACCTGCGCAAAGGCTTGGAGTTCCGCCCAAGTGAAGGCTTCCGCGCCGTCCATGCCGCAACTAGCGCAGCCCAATTGCCGCCACCAGTCTGCTACATTCTCGCTTGCTGGCAGTTCAGGCAAGTCCTCGCCATACAATTCGCGGCGGCTTTCAGTTTGGCCTTGCGGCTTCGCCAACAACCATCCGACCTGCGCGGCGAACGTGACTAGGCGCTGTCGGCAGTGGTAAAAAGGCGGTGCTGATCCGTAATTGCAGACAGCACTTGCGGATAAAACGCCGAGCCAAAACCAAAGAACCACAGCACGTTTTCAGGCGTGCACGCAAGCGGCTTGCCCTTGTCCGTGATGTTTTCGAACGCCGCAACAGCCGCCACCACCAGCGCATCCATCGCACCCTTCAATTCGGCTTGATGCTTGGCGATAACGCTTTCCGCTTCCTTGTCGGCAACGCGGGCTAGGCGGTGCTGCAAGAGCATCTGCAACCGTTCCGAGCGATTGTAGGCTTCGCTGATCGCGTTATCAGCGAAGCCCTTAATCAGCACCCGCGCCGGGCCTTCGCCCTTGGCCTGATCGGAATACAGCAAGTCACCCTGCTTGAACTCCACGCCATCGCCAGTCTTGCCATCACGCGGGGCAGTCAGGTGAACCCACGAGCCGCGCTCACTAGCGGCCCGCAGGTCAAAGTCAGCAAAATCCATGCTTAGAACGTCCCGCTAACAGCCGGGGCATTCTGCTTGAAGTTGACGCTGAAACCTTCATAGGTCGTGGTGTCAGCCGCGTTTTGGGTGTAGCTGTGGAAATAGCCGGTCGCAAATTCTGCCGCCGCGCCAATGGTAGGCTCACCGCCGGGGGCCTCAATGCGAACGACACGAATGGAGCCATAGCCCTCAGCACCACCCGCTTCGCCAAGCTGCTTAAGCAAAGCCTGTCCCGCATCGCCGGACTTGGACGCAAAAGCCATCTGGCTATCCACGCCCGAACCCGCGCCCTTAGCGCCAAGCGTAAAACCGGTTTCGAGATTGGGCACATCAATGTTAGCGTGCGTGATACCGAACGACGGGCCGGTCACGGGATGCGCAACGCGCGTCCAAGTCAGGGCTTCAAAGCCCGCCTCGCCATTGGTCGCGGGGATGCCCGCCGTCACGTAGATCGCCTTAAGCAGATGGGGCTGCGACATTCTCAAACTCCATTTTGGGCAACCGCGCCCGTGGCCCGCTGTTTATCACACGCCTAGCGGTTAGGCAATTGCGGGCGTAGTGCGATACGTTACCCGCACAGGCTGCCGCCAGTATATGCCATCAGTAAAGCCCGCCACCGGATCAGACGGCTTACTAATCATCACAGTGCCGTTGGCAGTCTCAATCCGCACACCATACGGAAACAAGTCTGCCACAGCCTGCGCGATGGCGTTGGCTTGGTTTGCGAAGGTGTCGCGCGCAGTCACCACGGTTAGCAGCGCAATGCCTGTCTGGACGGGCAATGTCCCGTCAATGCTATCATCGGTCTTGATCGTCGGGATGTGCGCGAACTCAATATAGGGCACCGCGCCAGTAGCCTTCGGGTCATAATTCTTATTCGGCCATGCAATAGGGCGCGCAGGCGACAACGTAGCGAGGTGATGGCCCAGGGCTTGTTCGATCTCTGCAAAAGTCATCTCGCCCGCCTCACGTTCGCGCTAACGATATTCTGCCACTGCGCCGCCGCCGTATCTCTCCACATACCGCCCCCTTGGCCGAATGATGGGGGCTTGTAATGGCGCGGGATCGCATAAGCGGCAGTCCACGCAACTGTTACCACATCGCCAAGCTGCAAGCCAGCAATGCCGAGCGTGTAGCTATCAGCCCCCGCGCCCACCTGCGCGCCGTTCAATTCCACCACCAGCGAATTGCGGAGCGTCGATGTGTCAACCGGCATTGCACCGCCCCTAGCAACCGGGGTCTGCGCGATCCGCACAACGTCATCGGTCGATTGCTTGGCAACGCGCAGCATCTTGTCAGCCGACAGGTCAGCCCAGCGGTTTACGTCTGCGATGAATTTGCGGTTGTTCATGCGCGCAGCCACTCCACGCGATAATC